AACATGTAGCAAATCATCTGGCCCGTAAAAGAAATTCGGTAACTTATGAAATCATTGCAGGTTTCCAGAAACATTACTTCTCAGTTGGCGATCGTGTAATGTACGATAAGGAAGATGCAGAGATTATTGAGATTGCACGAAACCCTAACTATTTTGGAGCTGAGCCGAAAGTAGAATCAGACACTCTAGATTACTGGGGCCAGCATCAAGGAGAAGTACACAAAACAGATTTCTCTGAAGATGAAGCAATGGATTTTCTTCTGGCGGCAACCGCAGCATCAGGCGAAGATAAAGTTCGCCAATGCTCTCACACAATTAAACTGCGGATGCTGAATACAGACAGTGTCGTGACTATAGATAAAGCAGGTGATTGCAATCTTCTGGCTCTAGGTTATGCTCTCACTGTGCACAAATCTCAGGGCTCAGAATGGAGAAAAGTATTTCTGTGTATCCATCAATCTCATGCAACAATGACGTCTCGCGAACTTCTTTACACTGCTGTAACTCGTGCGCGCGAAGAGTTGTATATCATTTGTGAACCAGATACACTAGTTAAGGGTATCAATTCTCAACGTGTAAAGGGAGACACACTAGAAGAGAAGGCGGAACACTTTAAGGGTAAAATAGAGGAAGGTTATGTCGTCAATTTCTAGTTTAGTTTCGCCCTGAGCTAACTTAGACTGTCGCGTACCCCTTGACAGCTAACCCCAGATCGCTTATCATGCGTGCATCGGTTAGGCAAACACCGACCCAAAGTTTGCCGAATCTCAAACCATCTCAACGGGATAACATCCCATCTAAGGAAACTGAAATGACTGAAGCTAACCAAACCAACCAAACCGAAATCGTCGCAAACGTTGATCCGACTGTCACTTTTACGGACTTCAAGTTCCGTTTTAAGAAGGATAAGATGGACAATCAACGTCCGACGGTTGAACTGAAGTTGCCGGTTCCTAATGCTCAAGGTATTATTGAAATCCTGAAGGCTGGCGGTAAGCAACTTGAACTGCTGCTGGAAGTTGTTGCTGATACTGTTCGTTCTGCTGCTGGTAGTTTTGTTGCAGATGACGAACGCATTAGCCAAGATACTTTCCCGATGGAAAAGATTTCTTGGCTGGCAATTGCAACTGCCCCGCGCGCTGAACGTAAGACGATTGCTCCGGAACTCTGGGAAGCTTTTGCTAAGGATTACCTGGAAATCATGCCGGGTGTCACTAACAAGAAGCCGGAAGCTATTGCTCTTGCTGTTGAAGTCTATCAAAAGAAATTCAGCATTGTTAAGACCAACAAGGAAATCCTGGGCAAGCTGAAGGATCAACTGTCTATGTATGTTGAACATACTAAGTCTGGTGACCAGTTCGCTGAAATCCTGGAACTGCTGCTTGGCAAGCTGGACACTTACCTGAAGGCCAACGATGTGGAATTGCTGGCTGCGAATCTGTAAAAGATTTTCTATCTCTTGAACACCCCGTTAGGCCCGAGGGTAAATGTCTGTAAAAGTATCGGGCAGTAAGCGATGACTAACAAGAGATAGAGAATGTACCTGGACACGTACTAAAACTGTCCACACTAACAACTGTGCATTCCGCTAGTGTACAGTTTTTAATGTCTACCTTCCCAATCTTCTAGGAACATTCAAATGTCTTTCCACTTCTCAGATTTCATGACTCTTCTCAATGCAGTTTCTGCTGCAGTTCACACTGTTGAACAAATCATGCCAGCTTCTGCCGGTGCAGCTAAACTGGATGCAGCTATTCAACTGGTTCAAGCAACTGCACCGGCATTGAAACAAACTGCTGATGAACTTAAGCCAGTTGTGAATGTAGTTGTGGCAGCAGCTAAATCTGTTGGCGGAACTCTTAACTCTACGCCTGTCAATCCAATTGATGCGGCATTGAGTGGCGTGAAGGTGTAAAAACTTCTGTAGGCCTGGAACTTTCTGGGTCTATTTAGCTGCACACTGGCTGGTAACTTTCACAGGTGTTTCGGTTTTGGTCGACTAAAAGCAGTGAAATGTCAAAGCAGAAATCTAGTGTGTAGCTAAATAAATCCGATAACTAAATCAGCGCAGCCGTGGGCATCGAAGCCAATCCTAGTGCAAGACAATACAATTCGATTTGGACTAGACTGAAACAAGATCATACTGTTTCTGTGGCAGCTCCGCGTGCACTGCATAATAGAATCTGGCGTGCTGTCCAGAAAGAGAAGTGGTTGGATCTAGGCTATAAGCTGGAACTAGAACCACGTACAGCAGTAATGACTCATGCTAGTAAGAACTCTGTGTTAACTTTCTGGCTTGAGTTTAAACCATTAAGTGTAGAAGATTTCTAGACGAAAGGTAATTAATCATGTCTCGACAACCAAATGTATATCGTGTACTTACAGGCTCGAAAGTTGCACGAACTGACAAAGCAATCCTATTTGCGGTCCATGAGATCTCTGGAACTAAGCTAGACAAGCCGCTAAAAGCAACTTGGTTTCCGTTGTCTCAAGTTAACAAAACATTTACCGATCCAACTGAGCCGAACAAAGATTGGATCTCAGTCACCGAATGGATCTGTAAGCAGAAAGATATTGATCTCAAAGCTTATCCTCTGACAGTAGAAGAAGATCAAGCAATTGAAGAGCCCGACGAAGAAGATTTCGATATCGATGAACTCGACGGCCATCCGCCTTTCTAATCCTCAAGGAAACTAATCATGACCAGCACTTACAAAGACTCCCAAGTAATTATTCCCACTGCAGACTTTGGAGAGGTTGATATTAAACTTCAAGAGACCATTAAGCTGGCAGCTGATCTTAACATTCCTTACCCGATGCTGATTGGTTTGCTTCAAACTCATTTGCATGCAATCACTCAACAATTTATTTTGATGCAATCTCAACAGATTATGCAAGCCCAGGCACTGTATAATGTAGGAGCTGCAAATGGACAACCAATCTAATCCGAATGTAGGTTTTGAGCTGAAGGAAAAAGTAGCTGAGTTATCTACTCTACTTCTCTCCAAGCATCCTACAATGCCAACTCTGTTGCAACAGATCCACAAAACTCTGCGGCAGTATCCAGAACAAGTTACGATTCTGGCACCTGAAGAGTTAGCTATTGTAGTAAACGGATTGAAGCAACAGACTAATACAATGTTTGCAGCAGCTCTAACTAAACCCTCAGCATCTAAGACTAAAAGCTTGTCGAATAAGATCGCTACGCTTGGCGCCGACGCTTTCTAGGAGTTACGGCCATGCAAAACTACGTCCAATCTCGCTACCAAATCCCTGATCGTTTCAAGCGCACGCCGATTGCAAACACAACTGCATTTGTTTGTGCCTACTGGTCTCAACTCAATGCAATCTTCTTTGCACAACAGACTCCTAATAGCCTCAATAGCTAGCGGACTTCTAGCAAAAGATTTCAGACTCTTATCTAACTGGCTCCAATGTGAGCCTTTTAGTATTTGTACAGAACAAACACTGTATCAACCACTCATTCAGGAAATACAATCATGCTTTCCCTCGAAGAGTTGCTCGACAATCCTGTATCTTCTGTGGGATTATGCAGTTCAGATTCAGGAGACAATGACACTGACGGAACAGCAGGAGCTGACATTGTTGCTTGGCACGAATCTGGATATGAAGGAACAATTGATTACCGGATTCGCCAACTTAGCTACAGCTCACTTCTCACGCTGCATTCGTGCCCAAGAAAATTTCAACTTAACCGACTACGATCTACTCACAGAACAGAAGAAGATCTCAAGTCAACAATCACATTCGCCTTCGGCCACGTTGTTGGAGCAGCTATCCAATCTATCCTCGCTGGAACATCTGAAGACCAAGTAATCTTTGAGATCTTTCTAGGATGGCACACCGATCTATTTGCAGAAGACGAGAAGAATAAGAAATCGGTTTGGTATGCCATTCTCGCGGCCCAAAGATTCCTCAGTATTCGAGCTTCAGGATTCCTAAATGAGTACGAACTTGTATATGTGGACGATCGTCCTGCTTGTGAGCTTAGCTTCAGTATCAACTTTCCTGACGGCTTTCGTCTTCGTGGTTTCGTGGATGCTGTTCTGCGACACAAAATCACAGGTGAGATTGTTGTGCTTGAAGTTAAGACTACAGGTTCTGTTACTCTTAATCCTGCCACATATAAAAACTCTGCTCAAGCTGTCGGTTATTCTGTGGTGCTTGACAATCTCTTTCCTGATCTATCTTCATACACTGTAATCTATCTAGTCTATCAAACTAAGTCTCAAGAGTACACACCAATCCCATTTGTTAAATCATTTCTTCAGCGCGCACTTTGGATTCGTGAGCTGTTGTTAGACATTGAGATGATTAAGCTATACGAAGAAGCTGAAGTCTATCCGATGCACGGTGAATCCTGTCATACATTTGCAAGAGAGTGTGAATACTTTCAGACATGCACATTGAGTACGGAATATCTGACTAAGAAGTGCACGCCTGAAGAAGAAGATAAGACAGTGTACCAAGTGCAGATTGGATTGGAAGATCTATTGGATTCACAACTGAGAAAGGTAGAGGTGACTTGATATGAAATATCCTATGCGCGAAAAATATGTAGATGAACTCACTGGAGGACCTTGGTTTAGTTTTGGAGAAACGTCCAGTGGACTTGTAGATATTGCCAATGCAAATCAAGATTGCATTCTTCCGGATATGCCTAAAGAGTTGGCTGAAAAAGTTATAGAATTGCACGGCAAGTTTATGGAAGATTTGTATAAACTAATTGCATTGAGGTAGAAACGGTATGAAACTCAAACACATTGAGACAGGCGAAGTAATTACTTGTACTCGCCGACTATACTACAAATATTACAGAGACTGTAAACATCTTTGGTTAGACGTAACGCCAGAGCCAACTGAAGCTCAGAAAAAAGTTCAAGAAGCTTTTGTAAAACTAGGCACACTTTACAGAACTAGAGCTAACATTCAATCGGTTATTGAAATGTGCGGATCGCATCATGGACTATTCTTTGATGCAATTAAAGGAATCAATTACTACATCAAGGAAATTCGAGATGAAATTAAGCCAAAAGACACTAACTAATACAACTCGTATTGCAATTGTAGGTCTATCTGGTACAGGTAAATCAACTCTTGCGGCCGAGCTATCTAAAAAGTTTCACCTTCATTGGTTCACACTCGATAACGATTCTGACATTCTTCTCAAGCTTCCTCCAGAGCAGCAACAGAATGTAGAACTTTACGACATTCCAGACTCTGCATCTTTCCCAGCGGCTGCAGATACTCTGATGAAGCTATTCAAAGCTAAGTCAGGTAAGATTTGTCACAAGCATGGAGTATTCAATTGTCCTAACTGCACAAAGAATGCTCCGGAAGATTTCTCTCCAATTGACTTCACAGCTCTAGACCCCAAAGAAGACATTGTTGTAATCGACACTGGTTCTCAACTGTCTCATTCTATTCTAGCTAAAGCTACACAAGGTCAGCCTGTAGATTACAAACCAGAACGAGATGACTGGGGCGCATTGCGTAAGTGGACTGAGTTCTTCTACTCAGAATTCCAGGCAGCTAGATTCAATCTCGTAGTTATCTTTCATGCAATTGAAGCTGAGATGGAAGACGGCAAATCAAAGATTGTTCCAGCATTCGGCTCCAAAGATATGTCCTCCAAGATCTCTGGTGCCTTCTCTCATGTAGTCTACACAGATATCATTAACAAACGTCATCGCGCATTCACTCGCTCAACAGAGTTTGGTAATGTGCTAACCAAATCTCGTACAGACTTTGATATCTCAGCCTTGGAAACTCCTAGTCTTATCCCAATTTTTACAGGAGAAATGCCTATCGTAGATGTTAAACAAGTTAATACTCCTGGAGAGAAAGCTCTTACAGGTCTGGCTGCAATCAAAGCGAATCTAAACAAAGCTAAGTAGGTACACAACCATGTTCAAACCAGACTTCCCTAAACTCATCGGCATTCATGGACACGCAGGTACAGGTAAAGATACTATTGCAAAGTTTCTACACTCAACTCGTGATAACACTTGGGCACTAGCATTTGCAGATCCTCTGAAGGAAGCCTGTGCTACAATGTTCGGATTGCCTATTAATCGTTTCTATCAGGCAGATGTTAAAGAACTACCAGATTCTTTGTGGGATGTTTCTCCTCGTGAGATTTTGCAATATGTAGGTACAGAGATCATTCGTCATTTTGATTTAGATTTCTGGGTCAATCGTATGCATCTTGAACTTACTAATCAAACTGCAGATGCACGAAACTATAACTCAGATGATATAGTTGTAATTACTGATGTTAGATTCCAGAACGAATATGATTATGTAGTACAAAACTCTGGTATTGTGATCCACTTGACACGGCCAGGATATGATGGTAAAGTCGGTATTCCCGGTCACCAATCGGAAGCCGGAATTCAATTCACTAAACCGGAGGTAACATGGTCTATTAGTAACGACTCTACACTTGACAATCTGTACGGCAAAGTAGATGAATGTGTAAACCATTTCGGTATCTACAAGTCTACACCAAACGTTTTTGATCCCGCTAATTTCTAAACCCAACACACTGAAAGATCTATATCATGTCTAATTCTGATTTCGACGTCAACGCAATTCTCGATGGCACTCTGGACGATCTGGCTGACATGCCGGAATTCAAGCCTTTCCCTGCAGGTACTCACAAGGTTGTTATCAATTGGGTTGATAAGACTGCAAAGGATAAGCGAGTCAATAATCATCCGGGCTTTGAACTGAAAATGAAGCTGGTAGAAACTGTAGAAGTTACCAATGCAGGTGAAGCAGTTCTGGCGCCCGGTGCAGAAACTTCTGTGCTGTATCTGCTGGATAACGAGATCGGTCAAGGTAGCTTTAAGAAGATTCTGGCCTCGCTGGCTGAACATTACGGCGCCAAATCTAATCGTGAACTGGTTGCTGAATCCAATGGCGCCGAAGTTTTGGTGATTACTAAGCAGCGCGCCAACAAGGAAAAGACGCAAGTCTATACTGATGTTGTTGAACTGCAAGTTATTTAACCAACAGGAGAATACTATGTGCAAGAATTGTGAACAAACCACTAACGCAGGTGCTGCCGTAGGTATTGTTGCAAGAGTTAATCCTAATACCGAGGCAGAAACTATTGGCGATCTTCTTAATGAGCGCATTAAGAATGCTCGCAAACATCTTGAAGAACTTTGCATTAAGCGCGCAAAGGCTGAAGCTAGCGGTCTCGATAAGTTTCCGGCAGAAGTTGTTCACGACATGTTCTGGAACTGATCTAGAGTCCTAACTTCTGTACCTCAGAGTTCACAAGACTTTGGGGTATTTTAGTTAGGTCTTTAATCCAGCTCCGGTGGTGAAATAGGTAGACACAGCAGACTTAAAATCTGCCAACGAAAGTTGTACCGGTTCGAGTCCGGTTCGGAGCACCAAACATTTAGAGGTTAACTATGTCTAAAAACTATGGATGTGAACTGGTCGATGGCGTATGGTGGGAACTGACAGATACATTCTATGGTCCCATTGTATTTGACAGACTCTTACCCCAAGACTGGCCATTATATTTCCATAACGAATTCATTTTGGAAGTAGCCACAAATCCAAATCTAGATTGTGTAGGCATTTACACAAATGGATGGGAACTCTAAATGTCCTCTGATCTCAAATCTAAACTCGCAGCTCTAGCAGCTCAGCATAAATCTACACAAGCTGCAAATCTTCCTGCCACTCGTAAACTGGTGGAAGGTCAAGTATGTGCAGCCTTTGTAGGAACACCGGCAGATGCCGAATACATTCCTCACCTCAAAGGAATGTTCAATGGATTGAATACTTATGTGACGACAGATAAGATCGAATCTCTGTCACATCTGCAGATGTATTGTTCCAAGCGAGGCGTAACTAAAGTAGTTAGCACTAGCGTTGTCCTGCTCAACCGTTGCATCGAAAAGATTAAGAATGATGTCAAGCCTGTAGAAACTATCTCAGACTATGCGGGCTCATTGTTCGATCATTGTGGAATTGAGATTGTATTTATCAATCCTCTCTCACAACTGTTCTCGGTTAGCTACGGCAAGTTCTTGGCGGCACGCTACATTTCTAAGATTGCTGCCCCGAATGTTTGGCAAGAGCCTACACCTTTCGTGTGGTGTATGGTTGATGAACACACTGTAGAACGCCATTACCAGGAGTTCCAGAATGCGTATGCTATCTCAGCTGACATTGAAACTTTCAAAGAAAATCTTGTCATCCGTTGCATTAGTTTTACTGCTGTCTTTGTGTGCCCTACCACTGGCAGCATTCGTACTTCTACTATTTGCATGGCCGTTGATTCTGAGTTTGCATTAGCATGGATGCGAAAGTTCTGTGCGCTACCTCAAGCTAAGATTTTTCAGAATGGTAAATACGATGTATCCTACCTTCTCCGCTACTCAAGTGCTCCCGCTAACTGGATGTGGGATACCGCACATTTATTTCACTCGTGGTATTCCGAACTGCCAAAAGATCTTGGTTTCCTTAATGCCTTCTTTCTTCGCAAAGTGGTATATTGGAAAGATCTTGCAGAAACAAATGATCTGCTGGAATATTACCGCTACAATTGTCTTGACTCGTGGGCCACAGCAAATGTCTGGATTCAGCAAATGCTACAGTTGCCTGAATGGGCAAGAAGGAATTATTTTCTGGAATTTCCTCTAGTCTTTCCTTGTCTCCTGGCTGAGATGACAGGGCTAGAAAGAGGCCAGGAGAGATTGTTAGAGGCGCGCCGACAGATTGATGCGGCCGAGGAAAAGAAACTTGCACTGCTGCGAAAGATTGTGGATGTGCCAGATTTCAATCCTGGATCCCCGCCGCAAGTGAAATTGTTGCTGAAGGCTCTCGGATGTGGCGACCTCGATTCTACTGGCGCAAAGGATATTGCTAAAGCAAAGCTGCGACATCCTCTCAATGGTTACATTCTAGAGTTCATTTCTAAAGCAGCCGACGAAGCAGGAAGTGTAGAAGAGTTTAGTATTCGGGGGCTGCGCAAACTCAAAACCAACTATCTAAGGACAGATGATGACGCAGTCAAAACTGGAAAGTATGCAGGAGAGAAAGGTGCTAAAGAATTCAAAGGAAGAATCCTTTACGCACTTAATCCCCACGGAACAGACACTGGACGGCTGGCTTCTAAGTCGCATCATTTCTGGTGCGGACTGCAAGTTCAAAATATCCCTAGAGGTAAAGAAGTTAAACAAACTCTTAGAGCTTCAGGAGATTTCTACCTGGGAGAGTGCGATCTTGAACAAGCTGAGTCGAGAGATACTGCCCACATTGCAGGAGACGAATCTCTCATTCGAGCAGTTACAGGAACAGACGATTTCCATAGCGTCAACTGTTCTGCATTCTTTGGTGTTCCTTATCCAGAAATTTATGACAATCAAACTAGAAAAACTAGAAACAAAAAGCTCCGAGATCTTGCCAAACGAGTTAATCACGGCGCCAACTACAATATGGGTCCTGCAGTTCTAGTTGACACGATGGGTTTAGATAAGATTTGGGAAGCCAAAAAACTTCTGAGTCTACCTTACACCAGTCCGCTAGAAATCGCACAACATCTTCTGGATGCATTCCATAGAACTTACCCAGCTATTAGGAGTAACTATTATGAGTGGGTTAAGCGAGAAATTAAAATCCACAAGAGACTGGCTAGTAGGGCTTTCCATCACACTGAGTACAATCTCGCTAATTTTGATTGCGACAAGTATATATCTGAGGGTGACTGGACAAGGCACTGTTTCGGAAATCCTGACAAAAATAAACTTGATCTCAATAGTTATGTCGCTCATTGCCCTCAGTCTCTCAACGCTCGCACTCTTAATGAAGCGTTCTTGAAAGTATTTTATGAGATCGCGCTACCGAATCCAACCACATTTCGACTCCACGCACAAATCCACGATTCAATCCTTTTCAGTTATCATCCGACAGGGGGAGCCGATTTGCCCAATCGAGTGCGAGATTGCATGCAAATTCCAGTTAGTGTCCGCGATGTATCTGGGATTCAACGTACCTTCACAGTACCTGCAAGCCTTAAGTTAGGCAAGAAAGATAAAGTTACAGGTGAATTTAAACCAGCAGTTTATTGGTGCGATACCGAGTGATGAATAAGTTTCAACACCCTACAAATAATTCTGTTCTTGGAGCGCCTCCTGGAGTCTCTATTGAACAGTGTACAGCAT